GCATAAATGGGTGGTGGTCTTCTTCAGCTTGTTGCTTACGGTGCTCAGGATGTTTATTTAACAGGTAATCCTCAAATTACTTTTTTTAAAGTTGTTTATCGTCGCCATACTAATTTTGCGATGGAAGCTATTCAACAAACTTTTAACGGAACACCTGGATACGGACAAACTATTACTTGTCAAATATCTCGCAATGGCGATTTAATACATAGAACCTATTTACAAGTTAATGTACCTGCTCTTAATTCATATGATTATTCTGTTAAAGGCACAAGTATTGATAGATATGTTAATTATTACGGACTTCGATTAATTAAATCTGTTAATATTGAAATCGGAGGACAACAAATAGATAAACATTATTCTGATTGGTTATATATTTGGAATGAATTATCTTTACCTCACGGCAAAAAATATGGATGGTCTACTATGGTTGGCGCTGATAGTGATGTATTAAGTAGCAAACATAGTGTTGGAAGTAAAACTGCTCTTGTTAATAGAGACATTACAACTATATATATTCCTTTAGAATTTTGGTTTTGTCGCAATATCGGTTTAGCTTTACCTCTTATCGCTCTTCAATATCATGAAGTAAAACTAAAATTAGAATTAGAAACTATGGATAACTGCATTTATGCTCATACTGATAATACAGGAGCCGCTACCCAAACTTGTTCAGCTGCTACTAAAACACAATTAGGATCTAGTATCGACGCGACAATGTGGGTTGATTATATTTTCCTTGACACCGATGAGAGACGCAGATTCGCGCAATTGTCCCACGAATACCTTATAGAACAATTACAATTTACTGGTCAAGAAAATATCAGTATCGCTGCTAATCGTATTAAATTAAATTTTAACCACCCCTGTAAGGAACTTGTATGGGTCGCAAAACAAAGCTCATCTTCATCTGTCAATCATTGGTATAATTATACAAATGATTTAACTGAAACTGCTTTTGCTGCAGCTTACGATGACCCCAATACCATGTCTAGTTTCCAATATGGATCAAGAAGCACTGGTGCTTTAAATGTTGAATTATTTGATAATATTGGAGGATCTGCTACATCAGTTCCACATACTTCTAATTTAATATTTGGAATTACGCCAAATGGAAAAAATCCATTTACCGATGGTCTTATACAATTAAACGGCAATGACAGATTTAATAAAAGAGAGGGCGCTTACTTTAATTATGTACAAGCATACCAGCATCATACTAACATTCCTAGAAATCACGGTATCAATATTTATTCCTTTGCATTAAAACCTGAAGACCACCAACCATCAGGTTCGTTAAATATGAGTCGCATAGACACTGCAGTATTATCCGTTGGGTCTACTGTTTCTGGTGGTATAAATATTTATGCTGTTAATTATAATGTTCTTCGTATCTTATCTGGAATGGGTGGTCTAGCATACAGTAATTAAATATAATATATTACATTTTTTTTCTCCTATTATAGTATAAAGAATATAGCATAAATGGGTGGTGGTCTTCTTCAGCTTGTTGCTTACGGTGCTCAGGATGTTTATTTAACTGGTAATCCTCAAATTACTTTTTTTAAAGTTGTTTATCGTCGTCATACTAACTTTGCTTTAGAGGCTATACAACAAACTTTCAATGGCAACCCTGCATATGGTCAAAGAGTAACTTGTCAAATATCTAGAAATGGTGATTTAATTCATCGTGTATATTTAGCTGTTGATTTAGGTGCTGGCAATACTGATAAATTATGTAAATTTTATGGTCTACGTCTCATAAATTATGTAGAAGTCGAAATAGGTGGTCAAAGAATTGATAGACATTATTCTCATTGGATGTATGTATGGAATGAATTATCTTTACCTATTTCAAAAAAAGCAGGTTATTATGATATGATTGGTGCTTATGGTGGTCCTGTTTCTGGTGGAACAGCTGGTTATCAAATGAATCAGGTATTATATATTCCTCTTGAATTTTGGTTTTGTCGCAATGTTGGTTTAGCACTTCCTTTAATTGCTCTTCAATATCATGAAGTTAAAATAAATCTTAATTTTGAAACTGCTGCTAATTGCGGAGGTACTGCTACTATCCCAAGTATGGGATTTAACGCCTCTATATGGGTTGACTATGTTTTCCTAGATACTGATGAGAGACGCAGATTCGCACAATTGTCCCACGAATACCTTATAGAACAATTACAATTTACCGGTCAAGAAGCCATCACAAATGTTAACATGAAACCTAAATTAAATTTTAATCATCCCTGTAAGGAATTAGTATGGTTCACAACAGCAGTCGCTGCCGATAATAATAATTGGATGAATTATACTACAAATAGTGTTGATGGAGGTGCTTATCCGGATGCCTCTAAAGCATTAGTTTATGGTACTCCAGCTACTAGTGCTGCTACTAAAAGTGCTAGTGACAATACTGTTGCTAAAATTATTGAAAAATTATCTGCACAAACTAATTCAGCTCTCAATCATACCGTACAAGCTAAACTTGTTCTCAATGGTAATGACCGCTTTGCTTTAAGAAATGGTTCTTATTTTAATTTAATACAACCTTTCCAACATCATGAGAATATTCCTGCGAATGCTGGCATTAATGTATATTCCTTCTCATTAAAACCTGAAGACCATCAGCCATCAGGTTCTTTAAATATGAGTAGAATAGATACATCAGTATTAAATTTAACTATGTCTAGTGCTTTAACTTATCCTGGAACTTCTGGTTATAATTTATATGTATATGCTGTTAATTATAATGTCCTCCGCATCCTATCTGGAATGGGTGGTCTTGCTTACAGCAATTAAATATAATATATTACATTTTTTTTCTCCTATTATAGTATAAAGAATATAGCATAAATGGGTGGTGGTCTTCTTCAGCTTGTTGCTTACGGTGCTCAGGATGTTTATTTAACAGGTAATCCTCAAATTACTTTTTTTAAAGTTGTTTATCGTCGCCATACTAACTTTGCTATGGAAGCTATAGAACAATCATTTAATGGTAATAATAATTTTGGTTCCAGAGTTACCATTCAAGTTACACGTAATGGTGATTTAATACATAGAGTATATTTTTATGCTACTATTAAAAATAATCATGCTAAAGGTACTACAACTGAAGCAGGTGTTGCCCTAGTTCCCTATTTTGGTCAAAAATTACTCAAATCTATTGAGTTAGAAATCGGTGGTCAAAGAATAGATAAACATTATTCAGAATGGTTATATATCTGGAATGAATTATCTATGTCTCCTGGCAAAAAAGATGGTTATCAATTAATGGTTGGTGGTGATAAATATAATAGATCTATTTATTTAGCCGCACAAGCTAGTTATGAAGTATATGTTCCTTTAGAATTTTGGTTCTGTCGCAATGTTGGTTTAGCCCTTCCTTTAATTGCTCTTCAATATCATGAAGTTAAAATTAATGTCGAGTATGCTACTGTTTCTGAAATGTATGATGATTCTACAAATTTTTGCAACAAAGCTCTTGAATTAGTAGGAGATGATGGAACTACTGCTATTGCTACTGCCACAAATAATCATGATCTAGGAGGCACTTTATCCGCTGTTAATAATCTTTCTTTAGAAAATGTTACAATGTGGGTTGACTATATTTTCCTAGATACCGATGAGAGACGCAGATTTGCTCAATTGTCCCACGAATATCTTATAGAACAATTACAATTCACTGGCACAGATACTATCATGGCTACTTCAGACCCTAATGGTATGAAATCTGTGAGATTAAATATGAACCATCCTTGTAAAGAATTAATATGGTGCGTTAAAGGCACTGCGACGGGTGGTGTAGGATATTGGAACAATTTCTCTGACCGTACCGTTGACAACGATTATGTTTTAGCACAAAACCCTGTAATAAAAGCCAAAATACAGCTTAACGGAAATGATAGGTTTACTGAACGCGAGGGGAAATACTTTAGTGTAGTCCAACCATATCAGCATCATTCGAATACACCCAACAAATTTTTCCAAGGTATTAATGTTTATTCCTTTTCAATAAAACCCGAGGAGCACCAGCCTTCAGGGTCTCTTAATATGAGTCGCATTGACACGGCCGTATTAAACGTCGCTTCATCAATAACTGGATCAATTTATGTATTTGCTATCAATTACAATGTACTCCGTATACTTTCTGGTATGGGTGGTCTTGCGTATTCCAATTAAATCCTCACAACATTCTCATCTTATTTTTATATATTACAATTATATATTGTGCTAATTTCTTATATTGTTTTAATATGATACTTATGTTTTTGTAAATTATATATTAATTATATTTTTTTATTAATTAAATAAATAACATAATTTATTAAATGATATAAATAAAAAAATGATAAATAAATAC